AGTTCCTATAGACGTGCCGAAAGTACTAATAAATGCGGTAGTAGTAGCGTTACTAGTTACAAAAGTAGTCGTAGTACCAAAGACTGTGCTAGTATTAAAAGATGTAGTAGTAGCTAGTGAAGTACCTGTAACTCTTGAAGTACCAAGTGCAGTATTAAACGAAGATACAAAAGCTGTAGTAGTCCCTATGCTAGTATTATAAGATGTAGTAGTGGCACGACTAGTAGTAGTGACTAGTGACGTATCAATACTTGTACCGAATACAGTAGTAAATGAGGTAGTAGTAGCTAGGCCAGTATTAAAAGATGTAGTAGTGGCACGCGAGGTTCCCGTAGCTTTAGCGGTTCCTATAGACGTACCAAAAGTACTAATAAATGCGGTAGTAGTAGCGTTACTAGTTACAAAAGTAGTAGTAGTCCCAAAGACTGTGCTAGTATTAAAAGCCGTAGTAGTAGCACGAGACGTACCTGTTGCACGGGCAGTACCTAAACTTGTATCAAAGAGCGAGGTATAAGCAGTATTGGTAGCTCTATTTGTTGCAAAAGTAGTAGTAGTATTAAAAGCGGTAGTAGTGCTAAGAGTAGTATTCGTATTGAATATAGTAGTAGTCGCTCTCGAAGTGCCTACGCTTGTGTTATAGAAAGTATCGAAAGCAGTAATAGTAGCACGAGTGGTATTGAAAGTAGTAGTCGTGGCAAAACCTGTACTGGTGGTAAACGCAGTAGTAGTAGTAAACGATGTAGTAGTCGCTCTCGAAGTGCCTATGCTTGTGTTAAAGAATGATACATATGCTGTATTAGTTGCTTGAGCAGTATTATATACAGTATTAGTACTAAACGTAGTCGTAGTATTAAAAGCAGTGCTAGTATTAAAAGTAGTAGTAGTCCCACGAGACGTTCCTAAACTTGTATTAAATACAGTTGCAAATGTAGTGGTTGTATCAAAATTAGTGCTGAATACCGTAATTGTGTTAAATGTAGACACATAAGCAGTATTCGTAGCTAAAGACGTATTGTATACAGTATTAGTAGCACGGGCAGTGCCACGAGACGTAGAAGTAGCAATACTTGTATTGTATACAGTGCTTGTCGCAAGAGAAGTCTCTGTAGCTCTATTAGTAGACGTAGCTCTGTTTGTAAGTAAGCTAGTCTGGAAAGTTGTTATAAAAGCAGTACTACGCGAGGTAGAAGTAGCAATACTTGTATTAAATACAGTATTAGTAGACCGAGACGTGCTAGTAGCACGAGTGGTGTTAAATACCGTATTAGTAGCTCTTGACGTACCTAAAGTGGTATCAAAAGCTGTAATATATGCAGTTATTGTAGTTCGGCTAGTGATAGCGGAAGTCAGTATAACTGTGTTTGTGCCTATTAAGGTCTCAAATGTAGTAGTGAAAGCAGTATTAGTACCCAGCGAGGTAGCTAAGTTAGTATTGAATACAGTATTAAATACAGTGGCAGTACCTCTAGTAGTAGAGCCTACAGTATCAAATATAGTATCAAAAGTAGTAATAGTACTTTTATTAGTAGTATTAAACGTATCGAACGTAGTAGTATATACAGTATTTGTACTTACAAAAATAGAAGTCGAAGTATCATATACGGTCTGAAACGTAGTAGTAGTGTTATATATTGTATTTGTTGCACGACTTGTCTGGTATATAGCTGCCCAAGCAGTGCTAAAAGTATTTGCACCTTTAGCGAGGACATAGTTAACTGCACGGAGTGTGCCCGCGTTACCTTTTACTACAATTTGAGAAGGCTCTACTAACCCGCTACCTGTCCAGACTTTAATTGTCATATTATACTATATACCAAACGTAGCCCGCAGGTTTTCCAGTACCATCCGTAGGGACAGTCGAAGTAACTTCCCACATATCGTTGATGAAGTCCTGTAAGCTATCAGGAGGGTTAGCAATGCTAGAATAGTCTATTGTTAAGCCCTCTACATAAGATTTAGTTACTACCGCTTGTACGCGACCAGTAGTAAAATATAGATTAGAACCCTCTGAGAGATCAGAAGTAGATAAGGGATTCAGCTGAACAATTGACTCGGTGCCATCATTTTTCTTGATGTAAACCTTGCCATCATAAGTATTGATGGCAAGTTCACCGAGTTGGAGTTGTGCAGTAGTAGGTGAAACGCCCTGCACAGCAGAGCGTCGTAATTGGATGGTTTGCGCCATTTGGCTCTCCTATGCTTTGCGTATATACGCAGGAGTTTTAAATTATTAGAATGTTCCGCCGTCTACATTAGATAGAGTTACAGCTCCTGAAGTTACGGTAAAGTAGTTTGTATCAAACGATGCAATACCTTTCACAGCTGTAGTTGCAGTAGCAACACTGTACGTAATAGTGCCGGAAGCTTCGGCTACTGAGAGATTAGTGCCAGCAAAAGTTACGCTATTGCCAGAAGTAACAGCAGTCGAGCTAACTCCATCAGTTACAGAGAAGCTAGTGTAGTTATCGTATTCGGTAGGTACAGGAATATTATAGTGAGAGCCATTACTGCCCTTGAACTGCCAGCGATCGTCTCCTTCGTCCCATACTAATTCTACATTAGGCTGTAGACCGCGCTGTATTTCAATACCGCCATTCTGTGAAGGGGTACCCGCTTCATCAGAGTTAAGAGTAATTACAGAGTCTCCGATATTTACAGTATTTGAATTAACAGTAGTGGTTGTACCATTTACAGTTAAATCGCCTTGTACTATAACATTACCTGAAGTAGTAAGAGTACCGGCTTGAATATCATCAGTCGTTAATTGGCCATTTACTACAACATCGTTAAAGGTGACATTAGAGGTTGTTTCAACCGCTTGACCAATAGAAAAAGTCACTTTATTTGCTGCAGAATCTACAGCAGTACCTACACCCGTGCCGCCTTCGAAAAGCAGAGTGTCATTAGCTAGTGAAATAGTATCACTGCCAGAGTCACCTGCGATGCCGAGAGAGGTGGTGATTGATGCTTCGCCAGCAACAGTTACACGACCTTTAGAGTCAATAGACAGAGTAGGGATTGCAGTACTAGAACCATAGTTACCTGCAGTAACGCCAGAAGCTGCTAGAACAAGCGAAAGATCAACATTGGCAGAGCCATCAAAACTAACAGTAGCTGCAGTTGCATCACCAGAAGCACTGAAATTACGAGCAGTTTCTAATACAGTGGCAGTACCTGCATTACCAGAAGCATTACCAGTTAAATTTGCAGTAATAGTACCAGCACTAAAGTTTCCAGAACCATCTCGTAAAACAAGTGTAGAAGCAGTGTTTGCATCTGTAGCAGAATCTACTATGTCAGTATAGTACTTACCGCCGATAACATCAATATCACCACTTGTGCCACCAGGGCGACCAATAAACAGTTTTTGGGCTTGTCCGACAACTGCAGAATATGCCAATTCTCCATTGGCAAGAGAAGTAGGTGCAGTTGTTGCTGTACTGCGTTTAATTTTAATAATTTGAGACATTTAATGTCGCTCCATGTAGGCTTAAAAAGCCCCTGCGTCTAGCGTATCCGAATCCGTTGATGCGTTTCCTATCATTATAGGAACCCACTCAAAAGTTCCTGGACTTGTTTCGCGGTAGACTGAAAGTGTTTCTGTTACGTGGTTAAACCAAGTGTCTCCTTCTTCTATGTTAGAGCCAGTGGGAGTGGTTGATGATCTAAAATCCTGGGCGGCTAACTGCGCCAGGGCTTCCTGTAAATTCGAAGCTGTAATAGACCCTGTAGGTGTAACAACAATACCAGCGGCACCTACATTGGGTACAGAGGCAGATGCTACTACCGAAGTATTGCTCGGAGTAATTTGAATAGTAATTGCCATCTTATCGTGTCACTTCCTGAGTAATAGTAGCTTGACCTTCTAGAAGTCTAGTTACTATAGTATCACCTGCTGTAAAAAGCTCCAAATCATAATAATAGATACCAGCAGCTAATGAGGCTGTAATGGTATTATTAAGTTGCATGGATACGACACCGCCAGAAGGGTTAGTTACTATACAAGTAAAGTCTGCTGCTTTTTCGACAGAGGTCTTCTTTAATCGAAGCTGTGCACGAGCAGAGTACCCGGTAAGATCTTTAACGCTTCCGTCCTCAGTAAGGGCCAACTGAACCGCAAAGTCCGAGCCTTGATCTATTACTAGGTTGTATACAGCTGCAGTCATTTTTATTTCTCCATTGTGAAATTATAACCTCTGAGACATTTTATGTCAAGATATATTTTTTAGTTGGTGCTTATATCAGATTGCCTATGCGTACCCTCAATGTTCCTGTAGAGTCTTTGATATCGATTCGATTATTCGCTCCATCAAAAAACATACTACTAGCCGTTGAGGTATTACTTGATATTTGCAATTGAGTAGCTGTGATACTATTTGTAGTAATCTTACCCCCATTAACAGTTGTAGTATTTGCATTGATTACAGCTGCAGGACTATAAGTAGAAGTCTCATTAACAAGCTCGTTTCCACTAAATGTAACGAGACCACTGAATCCAATACCCTGTCTTACTGTACCAAAAGTACGTGTTTGAGCTCCGCCAAAAGTAGATTCTGCAACAGTGTATGGAGCGTACCAATACTTATTCGCATTTCCTGCCGCAAAGGTAGGAGCGGGCTCATCCCAGTTAGTAGTAAGGCCACTGAATGCACCAGTACTGAAGCTGTAAGATGTAGCTGTAGGAGCACTTGGAGCAGTTGCTGACGAAAGTTGATAGTATACGTACCCCGTTGCGGTTCTTGGGCCTGTAGCACCTGTAGCACCTGGAGCACCTGGAGCACCTGGAGCACCATCAACGCCATCAACGCCATCAACGCCATCAACGCCATCAACGCCCTCTACCGATTTAGACAGAGACTGTACTTTAACTAAAGATATAGCAGTTCCGTCCAATCGCTTACCTGTAATAGTATAAGTAACGGATGCAATCGTTGCTGTCATTGCACTATGATTACCTACGGTTAAGTAACTGCCACTATCAGTTAAAGTACCTGGTGTAATACTGCTACCAGTTGCTGTGACTTTCCATTGACCATTCGCGGTAGTACCAGGAACATAAGGTAATTCTGTAATCCCCTCATACAATCGAATAGTAGTACCAGAACCTGTATATGTAACTACACCAGTATTTGTAGTAGGTAGTGCATGTGCTTCATTGCTAACAATTATACTAAGGGCATTAACACCATCAGTACCATCAGTACCGTTAGTACCGTTAGTACCGTTAGTACCGTTAGTACCGTTAGTACCATCAGTACCATCAGTACCATTAAGTACATCTTTTAAACCTAAAAATGCAATAGTATCTTTAGCTACTACGGTACCCGTTGAAGCCCCTTCTCTTATATCAACCTCTAAAGTATCTGGCATATTACTAAAATTTGCCTGAGGCGTGTAAGTATAGGTATTGCTTGTTGTATTTTGTACAGAAGTACCATTCTTTAAAAATTGATAATATACTGTTCCAGATGTATTCAAAGCATTAGCAGTAACGACAGTATTAGCAGGGCTCGGAGTAGTGCCTGAGGTATTATAGGCAAAGGCAAGAGTTGCAGTATCTAACGAGACCGCTCTTGCATTAATACCAGATGCACCTGGGGCCCCGTCTATGCCATCATCTCCTACGAACTTAACATAGGTTAAGCCAGTAGGTACTATAGTGGGGGATATGCCTACCCATTCATAGAAGTTAATAAACTCTTGGCCACTATAAGTAAATGTAGCGTTAGTGCCTGTAGTACTGTCTGCATAAATAGGTATTACCCCTTCTGCATCACCGTCTGTTCCTATATACTTAACAAAGGTTAGTCCGGATACGGGTAGAGTAGGTTTAGTGTTAGTGTATTCATAATAGTTTACATACGCTAAGCTGCCTTGAGTATATGTTTGTCCTGTGCCTGTAGCATCAGAAGCAAAAATAGGTACAACACCTTTAGTATCTCCAGGGTCTCCAGGGTCTCCGTCTGTAATTGTAAAACTAGTACCATCACTAAAGTTAATCGTAGTTTGACCAGGTACACTAGTATCTACAGTTGAAGTAAGAGCGTCTGCATCGGTTCCTACATATTTAACATACGTTAAACCTGCAGGGACGGAGGTCGGAGCAGTTCCAGACCATTCGTAAAAATTAATAAACTCTTGCGAAATATAGGTAAAAGTAGCATTAGTACCTGCAGCGTCATCTGCAAATATAGGTTTTACACCTTCCGAAGTCCCATCCGCTCCTATAAATTTGACAAAAGTTACACCAGATACGGGCAGAGTAGGTTTAGTTTCTATGTATTCATAATAATTCACATATTCATAGGAGCCTGGATCATAACTCTGGTTAGTACCACTTGCATCGTCCGCATAAATAGGAACTACGCTCAAGCCCGCAGGGCCTGTAAGTGTTGTATCTACCGCAGTAAATGAGTTAACAATAGATGTACTGCCAGACTTAGTAATTTCGGCTACTGCTACATCATTTAACAAGTCAATGGTCAATCCTTGCTTTTTATGTGCAGATGCTGTAATAGTTGCATTAAAAGATCTATCTAGTATCAGTTGTGTATCACTAACTACTTTTGTGATAATAGCTGCTTGTGTACTATTAAAACGTATAATGTCTCCGAAAGTGTATTCCGAGGAGAATAAAGTTCCACTACCTGTAACAGTAGACGAGGAGGAAGCTACTGTTACAGTACCTGTTTTAGTTACAAAAGTATTCTCAGGAGTTCCATTTGCTATAATGGCATCATACCAGTAATTTACTTTATGGTCTGCAGCTGTATTATATTTAATTACTTTAAGCTCAGACTCATTTCTATCAAACAAGATATAGTAACTACCATCCGCCAGAGCAGATGATATTGTATTTACTCCAGTTACTGAACCACTAAAAGTATCAAAGGGATTTACAGAAGGGAATAAAAGTATTGGATCATTTTCAAAATTTAACACATAAGATTCTGACAACTTTAAAGCGGAGTTAGCTGTACCGCCCACGCCCAAGCCGGCAGAAAGTCTAGGTACTTTCAGCTCAAAGAAATTCTCTGTGTCAAATTCAACAGTAGTGTATTTAGATCTATTATCAATAGTATTTACGGTTCTTACAGACACAAAGTAGGTACCAGTAGGTACTGAGTCAAATACAAAGCTATTAGTAGTACCAGTCACTGCTAATAGCTCTTCGTGTCCTGGTACATTATGTATTAGCTCGAAACCAGATACATAGTCATAAAGGTCTCCAGAAGAAGTTACAGGCATATCCCAGCTTACTTTAAATTCATCCCCTGCCTTATTATAATCGGGAGCAGTCTGAATATATACATTAGCAGGAGCTGGAATATAATCGTCTGCTTTTAGTATTGGAAAATTGGTGTCTGCAGGTATTAAAGTAAAGTCGCCCTCTACATCAGAGAATTTCTCATTATAGTGCTCTACTGCTACTATAGAAAATTCATTAGCGTCTTCCTCGGTAATGGCAAGTATTTTATAGTCTTTAGCGGAGGCTGAGTTAGTACCTTCTGCGGTTACCTCTTTTAAAGCCCATACGCTGGTGCGTTTAGGAACTACGCTTAAGGGAGTACTAAGCTCTAAAGTACTAGTAGTGCCGGTACTAGTTACTACACGGGTCTCAACTATAGTTTCGTGTTCTTCTTCTTCCCCTTCATTGGATACCGCAGGTCCGTCGACGAGTACGCTTAAATAATAGGTACTACCTACATTTAAAGATACTTCTCTATCTAAAGGTATAGTATTAGTATCAAGAGTGCCAGAGTTAGAGATTCTTCCGCTATAGGCTAGACCTGCTTGATCTTGGTCCTGAATTTTAACAATATCACCAGGGGCAAGAAAAGAAGCATTAATACTAGTAGCAAACGAGACTAACTTAGTTTGATTAATAGCCGTCCAAAGTTTCCATCTACCGTATCTAAGAGCCTGACCTTCGGAGGTGCATCCAAATGCAGAGGCATCTTCTGATATAATTTTTCCAGTATCTACTATATTTTCCCTGTCCTCTACTATTAAAGGCTCTAAAACGTAGTTATTATCAGGATTATTCCAACTTACAATAACTTGGTTAGCTCTAGTTTTACTGCCCGTGCTTTCGTAGTTGAAACCCCCTTCTTTAATATTACTAGAAGAGAAAGTATATATTGCATCTTTAGGCTCGTCAATTACAGACAATATCTGCCCGTCTACCCAATAAAGCATAGTTAAGAAGCTACTGGACATATCCTTGAGCACTTTATAAGCGTCGGCGGCTTTTGTCAAGTATATATTAGAAGTGAAACGAGGCTCTTGTCCGCCCTTTCCATCTGGTACAAGCGCATCGCAGTATTTTGCAATTCGATAAAGAGCAAATTTATCTATCTCAGAAGAGGAAATCCAATCTCCTAGTCCGTATCTATTGTTGACAAGAATATCGTAAAATATCCACGCTGGGTTATTTGTATATACTTTGGACGGCTTGAAAGAGCCATCCCATAAACCTGTATAGGTGGCCTCATTACTATTTAACTGCTCTCTCGTCGTGTAATTAGAGGGTACTAATACTTTTAAACCTCTTGCATGGTAAGTACGTTTAGGAGTAGAGCTAAACTCTTTTGAGGAAAACGTGACATTTGCATAAGCAGAGTGCGGGTAATTTAAATTCTCTTTAATAATAGAAGTAACCAACCCTAATTTACATATAGCACTAATTTTTTTCTTACTATTAGTACTACTAGTTCCGGTAGAGTCAATTAACCTACCATCTTGTCTAGTTAGACGAGTTACAATAATTTCAAAATTAGAGAAAGGTTTTAGCGGTTCTAAGTTAATGCGCTCTTCAAAAGTAACTGGAGTGCTACTTTCAGTTGTATGAATGCGTCTTTCCACAAGAGTTACAATGCTTACATCTGTTATACTTCTATATATTTTTGCCTCTATTTTATATATTGCACCAGCAGCTGATTTATTTCCGCTCTCTTCATTTACGCCTATCATACTATTATAGGCGAATAATAATCGTACTTCGTCGACTTCTTTAATTTTAGCTGGACTAAGATTGAAATCTGTAGACGCAGTTAAAGTAACTGGCTGAAGAGCCGGATTAGAGGGATTTTCAGACAAAGAATCTGAAAAAGTCAAATCATAATTAACGCCATTACTAGCAGTCGTTGCACTTATGCCCCCGAAATTAAGCATAGGTAGTTGATTAGGTGTACCAGTTCTAAATTGAGAAGTTAAACCTTGAAATTTAGAGTTTGGTACCGTCTCTGCAGTATAACCTTCATAAGATGTAGGACTACTTATATCAAAAGAATAAGTACCGCTAGGATATATACTTTCTGTTGCAAGGCTACCTGTGGTAGTAGAGCCAGTAACTTGGATGGAGTTTATCTTAACATGTCCATCTATGTTAATACTGATTATCTCACCTGCTGCTGCTTCTAGAAATGTAGATAACTCTGTGCCGCTAATGGAAGCGGCTGTAAAGTCTGCCTGTGTTGTACTAATTATATCTATCGTGCCGATAATATATTCACCAGTACTATTTACTACTAATCTTGCGGAGTCCTTAATTCTCGAAAACATTTCAGGCACAAAAAAAGCCGCCGCAGTAGTTACAGAGACTTTTGGCACAACTAAGTCAAAGCGGGAGGCCCCAACAGAGCCTAGAGTAACTGTAGAGCTATATACGTTCCTAAGCGTTATCCATCTAAAATGACCAGCAGGAATAAGACTATCATCTAAAGCCTTATTTATGGATACAGTTGTTGCGCTATTATTTACCGTAACACTAGCACCTGCAATAACAGCACCCTTATTAAAAGAGGAAGAATTACTTAACTCTACAGATCTTTCGTTATTTAAATATATAGAGGCTTCGTTATTAACCAGACCCTCAATTTCACCTTCTGAAATAAGATCTGTAATAGATACGGTCTGCTCTCTTTGCGCACCACTGCTACTAGCTAGAGAATTTTCAGTAGCTATTCTTTGATCCCTGGCACTTATTGATTTACTTGACATTTTGATTCCTTATTAATGAACTATTATAGTTCCGACTAGGCGAAGTTAAAATTAATACTTCCGCCCCAAAAAGGGATAAGATTAAACCTTCCGCCTGTAGCTGTGCTAAAAGAGTTGGCCCCATTTAAAATACCGAAACCTATAGGTCTACCAGGTACTCTGAGTTCTCCATATAGTATAGGCACGGGATCTCCTTCAATTATATTCTGTTCAGAGCCATTAAACATGTACGATTGAGGAGACTGCTCATCAACTGACGGGTCGGGTGCTAACAATTGTTGCAAACCTGCCATGGCAAGACTCATGCCAAGAGAGAAACCTACCATACCGGCTACTGCCCCTACTGTCATCGAACCTCCAGCCATCACCTCTGCTATTGCTGTAAAACCTCCACTAAAGTAGACTATTGCTATAATGGCAATAGCTGCTAATATTTTCCCTAGACCACTTTTGGAACCTGCTGGAGCTACTTGTATTGTTATATCTCCCTCATTTAAAGGCAGTATAAAATCTTCTTCTGTTTCTATACTTTTATCCTCAATATCTATTAAGAACCCCACACCTTTATCATGAGAGTCTACTAAATACTGTTTAAATCCAGGAAAATTAGCATCTATTAGTTTTAATGCTTCTTTTACTGAAGATACGTCAGCAGAAAGCTCTTTACCAAACTTATCCCCAAGCTCTCCCTCTAAATAAATTTTACGCTTCATATCTATAAATACCTATTAAATACTTTATCCAAAAAGGGTAAAGATTTTCTCTACACGATAACCGCTGTGTAGCATGATGGAAAAATATATCATTGCCAAGAAATACCCCACAATGATTACCTACCTCTGAGTCTACAGAAAAGATCAATAAATCATTCTTCTCAGGAGTATCTACTTTATGAAAATTCCATGTTTTAATGTAGTCTTCTGTAAAGTAGTCTAAATTTTTTAACCACCAATCATCCTCAAAAGGCTCTCTGGTGGGTATGTCTAACTTAACTTCTGTTATGTAGTAGTCTCTAGCAGCTTCAAAACAGTCTCTAACACCGAACTTATACTCTCTACCTATTAATGGCTGGTAATTCTTTTGGGGCTGCAATATATGTAAGTCCATTTCAGGGTAACTAAATATATAATAAGGTATTCCTAAAGCATTACAATTATTTATATCAGATTCTGATGGTTCACATGAGGCATCAGGATGGCTATGTACTATTGCGATAATGTCTTGAGTTCTTTTTATTTTTAAGTACTCTGTTGAGTCTAGCACAAAGTCTTCCTCTCCTTCTGCTATATTAGTACAAGGTATCCATCTCATTTTACCCTTACAAACAGTTAAAACACCGCAACCTTCTCGTGGGTATACAGATTCAAAGTGCTGTTCTATTTCTTGAAAATTATTGTTAGAATTTAACACTGCCTGGGAACGCTCCAAAAGGTAAAACTTTACTAGTATCATTAGCCACCGCTGGAGTACCTTCGGCGGTGGGGGTGAATTGAAACCTGACCTTACAGCTGTTTAAGGTTTTTCCACAATAATCAACTCGTTTCCAATATACAGTACTAGGAACAGGTTCTATACTTGACGTAGCTACTAAACACTTCCATATATGATCATCATGCCTTACATATTGACCAATGGAATAAGAAGGCCCGCTCGACCAGTTTGACCAGAAAAATATTTCCTTCCAAAAGATCGAAGTACTTGAAGGTACTACTGAGTTATCTGCAGCTTCCGATCTCCAGTATCTTCCACTATAGACGACAATATCATCTATAGCATGAGGAGCAGAATATGTAATAGGCGTGACACTGCCAGATTGTACTAAAGGTCTATCATCTATATCAAAATATGCAGAATAGTCGGTGCCGTCGTAGTTTATTACACTAGTTTTTCTCCACCTACAACCACCTTTCACAGGGGTTCTATCCATTCCTTGATATACCCAGCTACAGTATTTTCCTACTACGATACGGCTGGGTATTCTAACACCAGAAACATCAAAAGGTGCTGCTAGTTCAAAGGTAACTGATAGGGCATTTTCTGCAGCGATTCTATCCAGTATATATATTTTTTTCGGAAACTCGAAAGAAGCATTTAGTAAATATTTTTCTAAGGTCTGTCTACGAGTAATTCTCTTACCTATTAAATCTTCAAAAGAAAAATTCTCTCCCTCTAGAGCGGACTTAAATATATTGGTTACGTTAGCAATAGTTACGGCAGGTCTATTTGAAGCGCCGTCTGAAGTTGTCTCTATCCCTGTTAGTTCTAAAGGGAGAGGCACATATGTATTGCCATCAAACTCAATAGAAGATAAATTCTCATCTACTCCTGGATGAAAGTATAAAGTCGTCTCCGCAGATAACTCTAACTCGAATAACTCAACTAGACCAGAGTCTACCTCTAGACTCTGTAAGTCTGTTGTAATTATATCGTTATTGCTCATGGTTCGTATACCTGTCTAAAGGATGCTGTACATCCATAAAATTTATCATTTGAATAAGTTAAAGTGTACTCTTCACATACTACTTTAATAGTTGTCTCTGATCCCACCCCATTACTGTCTGGGTAAGTAAAGTCAAAAGATACAACGCCACCTTTTACATCCAAGAATGCTATAATATCGTCAATTTCTGCCTTCTCTCTATTATTAATAGATATAGCAAATGTTTTTACAATATTATTTATTCCATCTTTTATACGCTGCTCATATCCGTCACCAAAAGACATCTTTCGTAGTCTTGGCATGGTTTGCTGTTGTAAGTTTTTATCTGGAATAATTTGTCCATATACTCCACCTATATTAAATCCAATAGCCATTATGCAGCTCCATATGGGTTCAGAATACCGCCAGAGCGTTTCTGATTCTGTAGTTCTTCTTGAACAGCTTTAGCTACTGCGCTACCAAGCTTTCCAGCATCCATACTGGTCTGTGATTTGGTATTGCTCGTGCTGTTACCTTTGTCATCTATACTGACATTTACAACTACGTTATTATTTTGATTAGTGCCAGACATCTCTACTGGTATTGATTTTCCGTTAGGAAGAGGTACGACTGCTTCAGTGCCGTGTAGCTCTACAGGATAACCACCTTGTGCTCCTCTAGCGATACCTCCGGTTGCATAGCCTGGTAGTTTGCCTCCTATATCGAATACTCCGCCGTATCTAGCGGTACCGCTGAAGTCATTCATTGCTGCAAAGTCAGTCATACCTGCATCACTAGCGGTGAACGAAGGTCCAAAGGCTTGCATCAAGACTCGCATAATCATCATCTGTATTACCATTCTGGTAATATCAGCTAATATAGCTATTGCCATATCACCAAAAGCTTGTTTAGCGGACTTAGTGCCATCGATAATAGAAGTAAAAGCACTAGTAATATTGCTGGTAAGGGAGTTGAATAGGTCCTGTTTCATTTGCATAGACTGCTGCAACATGGTCTGCGCTTCGATTTCAGCATATAAACTTTCTTCCTGGACTCTACTAAGCTCTATACCCCTACTTCTTAAGTCTACTATTTGCTTATTAAACTCAGTTACTGCTGGGTTTAAAGACATACCCTCATAAGTGGCTCTTAAAAGCTCTGTTTCTGCTTTAGAATTCAACAAAACAGACTCTGCTCTTCTATCGAATAAAGTAATTTCATCATCAATAGAAGCCATTCTATCTGCTGCAGCGTTTTTTTGCTGAGTTGCTTGAGTCATTGCGGCTAAGTCTATCTTGCCGGCTTCGTATCGAGTTTTTTGTGTATTATAAGTATTTTGAGTACTAGTAACATCAGCAGCAGCTTCACGTCTTTTCTTATATAATATACTACGCTCAGCCTCGGCAGCTTCCTTCCCCCTTGCGAAACCAAACGACCCCGTGCCTCCAGCTTTTATAAAAGCTAACTTTCGTTCTGCTTCTGTTATAGCACTTGAAAGAGCTAGTCTCTTTTCCATTGCTTTGTTTAATTCATGCTGTAAATCTAAAGTACCTATTGCTATCTTATTTTGAGCTTCTGCTACTTTTCTATTTGCGTCTGCTATATCAAACCTGTCTTGTTGTAGACCGATTTCTCGGACTAGGTTTTCGAGCGTACTTACTTCGTCGTCAGTCAGACCTCTAGATACATCGGCTTGTTTCTCTAGCAGTACTCCTTGTTTTGTTTGAAGCAGTAGTAAGGCCACTTTTTCGTCATTAGCACTCTTAGCTAAAATTAGTCCTTCTGCCTCTAAATTATTTCTTTTATCAGCATATGTTATACCCTTCGTTCTCTTATCCGCAGCAAGTTTTTCTGCGTTCGTCTGGTCATTAATTAATTGATTTATTTCTACCTGTTTCTCTTTCAGGGCGCTGTAAAATTTATTTAAGACATATAAATTATTATTACTCGCTTTTTGGCTAGCTTCAGCCTCTTTTAGTGCTCGGTTAACAGAATCAAGAGTGGTAAAATCTTTATTCAGATAAGCTTCATTTTGCTTGACTTTTAAAGCCTCTACTTCAGCACCATAATCTTGAGTGGCCTTTTCAACCAACTTTATTTCCGTAGTAAGAGCAGATAAAAGATCTGTACCGAAAGGTTTTGAAAAGCTGCCCACTAATTTTACAAAAGCTGCACTAGTTGCGTCATTTGCGGCAGTGAGCTGCTCAAGACCAAACTTTGCCGCTTGTAATCTATTACTAAGATTAAGAACGTACTCAGCTTGTTTATCTGTGATTTTACCATCCGATTTAAGAGTATCAAACAAGAGTTGAAAACCTGAATCTAGTTCTACTGCTGCTTCTGCTGTTTTTAGAAGGTTAGACTTTGCGTCTTCAAAGTTTTCAGCCCTTTTGTCTAGTGAATTAATATCTTTAACAAACTGTTCAACGTCTAAACTCGCTGCAGCATTACCGCGAGCCACTATTCGTTCTTTAGTAGTTAATTTGACGTATTCGTTCATTACACCGTTAGTACGACCAATCTCCTCTGATAGAGTCTTATATTTGTCAATAAGCGCATCAGTATCTTTGTTTAGTGTTTGTGTGGCTTCAGATACAGGGAAAATTTTGCCTTTTATGAGCTTAAAAACATCATAAGCAATTGCAATCATAGAAAGGTAGAAGAAAGCTTTACTTAGTATAGTACCTAGAGTAGCTGCAGCTGAAGCAATAGTAGCAAAAGCTATTTTAATAGTTGCTGCACCCGCTCGTATTGATAAAACAAAACTTTTCCAGCTCAGTTTCATACCAGTCGCAGACAGTTTAAATTGTACTTCACCCTTCTTAATAATAGCAGCTCGGGCATCATAGCTAGCTCGTAAATCCGCTACTTGGGCAGCATTCATATGCTTAAATATGCCGGTTCTTTTCTTAGCACTATCTTTTAGTTGATTCTCTGCATTGGTTAATGCTTTATTCGCAGCATTTTGAGCAGCTTTCGAGTCTGTAGAGCCGCTTAAGAAATCTACTGCGCCTGTGCCTGCCTTACTACCTTTCATACCTCCAAGACTTTCTGTACTCGTTTTACTTATGCCAGTGTTTTGAGCTTTCTGCAATGCAACATAGGACGCTTTAGTTTTGTCTATCTCTGCGCGTAATTTTTTTTGATCATTCATAGCATAAGCGCCGGCTTCCACACTTGAAGCTTTCCAAGCTGACATACTTGGAAGAATCTGTTTAAGAATACCAGCTGCAAATAAGCTAAGAGACCCTATCAATGCGAGTATATTTTCGCTAAGAAACGTTGCTATACCTGCTAAAGGTCCAGCAATGCCCATTTTTATTTGATTTACAACATCATCGAAAGCTTTTGAAAATTGATTAAGAGCTGCTGATGTTGGATCCATCATCTTTTCCATAGCACCAAATTTTCGCTCTGCCTGCTCTAGTACTTCATTTGCTACGGCCTGGCTTCTTTCGAATTCATTTAGATCTTTTGCTGCTTTGCCGATTTTTAAACCATACTTATTAGTAGCATTTTCAAGTCGAAGGATGATACCCAATTCGTCAAGTAGTTCTGGCTCTGCTTTTGTTACACCACGAATAAGTCGATCAAAGGAGTCTCCAAGATCACGACCGAGTGCAATAGAAGCATTTTTAGCAGCAGAACCAAGTCGTGCAAGCTGAGTAGGGCTGATACCAGATGCAGTACCTATAGCTGCAGCTTTTGCAGCTTCTGCGTATTTTAACTGACCGTTAGTAGCTTCTACTAACGAGTTTGAAATTGTTTGATAGGCTACACCGGTTATAGAACCTAGAGCCTTTTGACCTTCGATTAGATTCTTAAAGTCCATAGACCGTTTAAGAAAGTCAAAAGCTGCAGTAACAGCAAACGCCTGAGCAGCTACAGTGGCATATACGCCTACCAAGCCTCCCATACCTTGTGCCATTTTAGAGAAGTTTTTAGTACTATTAGAAGAAGCTTGTGCAGCTCCTTTCATATTACGATCAGCTGTACCGGCGTTTTTAGCTACGCCATCTAACCCCGCTGCCGCTTTTTTAGAGTCTAGCGCGAGTTTAGTAGTAGTACCATTGTCGTCTACTTTTACATCTATCTCTATTTTATTCTTTGACATTAGCCTTTTACATTATGGGTGTAGTTCTGTCCACCGCCTGCTTTCGCCTTTCTTTCGTTAGCTTTCTGCTTTTTATTAGCTTCGTCAGCTCTATGGTTCATCAGTATTCTTTCGTACAACTTTGCAAAATATAGTACTGTTTTTACATTATCTATATTATGGGCTTTGCAGATG